GATTTACCATCTTTATCAAACGCACCAGCAGAGTCATCAATAGTAACGACTGTACCTGCGTATGCTTTGTAGATAGCTTCGTGATCTAAGGCCATAGTGTTTTACTTTTAATTATAGAAGATAGCCATTATACTGCTACCTCCATAAGCGTTATATTCGATGTGGCTGTTATATTAGGGTTTGCCCACCAACGATTAATACCGTATCCGCTGGTATTATTACCTTGTGATTGGACTTTATATGTATGAGAATTTGTATCGCTTGGTGAGAATAAAAACGTAGCAGATTGTTGACAGGTATTATGATTACTGTTGCTTGCACTATCTGCATAAAGATTTGCAAATGTAGTTGAATTTCCATTTACAGTACCAATACCAATAGCCGTAGTATCTTGCATAAATCTTAAATAAACTGGTCCTAAATTCCACCAGTTAGCTCCAGTTGTTACGTCATAACTCATAAGTATTTTATTGCCAGAACTAGATATTGCCATATCTACACTAAGTCCAGTAATATCTATCCAATCTCCTGATGTGCTAGTTTGCTGATCTGTTTTCGTAGCTGATTTAACTTGAATAATATTCCCTGCTTTTGGGTTTGTTGTTGTCAGTACCGTTCCATCAGCAGTTGTAGGTAACGTAATAATACGATCATCACCTGTTGAAGAAGGTGCTTGGATACTTACTGAACCACCACCTGATGTTGCGTTTAGCTTTATCTTTCCTGTCATCCTGCTACCTCCATTGCACACATACTATTCCAGTTTCTTGTACTTCCTCCATCATTACTCCAACCTATAAGTAAAGTATTAGCACTAGTTTTTGTATAAATTTTATATTCATGTGCGTTAGTATCGCCTGGAGTAAAAATATATTTACAGTATGTTTGAAACCAACCTTCGACTCCTTGACCAGCTTCATACATATCAGAAACTGTACCGTCTTCCGCACATCTGAAAAAATGATAACCGTTATTAGAAACAGCACATGAAAATGATGCTAGAACTATTATCCGACTATTAGACTTAATTGGTGTTATATCTACCTTATATCCTGTTGCTGTATAAGTTGTTGATGTTGTGGAAAAACGAGAAGTCATTACAGACTGAGGTGCTTCTACATATTGTAAAATAGCTCCAGCGCCTCTTTTAGCGGCAGTTACAGCATTAGCGGCAAGCATATCGGTATCAACAATACCATCAGGCAAGCCACCTACTGCTAGACCTCCGATTGTATTATTACTGCCGTTTAGTGTTAGTGCCATTATGGAATAGTTAAAACAGAAGGTGAATTTATTGTCAGTGTAGCATTAATTGTTAAAGGACCAGCTACTAAAGCGTTATGATTTGCAGTAATTGTATAATTATTATCCATAGTATTTTCACTCTCAAAAAATATAGATTCTCCTCCACCACCTTGTGCGCCGGCTGTTATTCCAGTAAGGTTTGATCCATCTATTGCAGGTAGTGTACCGGTTATATTAGCCGCAGGTATGTTTGTAAGATTTGCCGCACTAACTGCTGGTAAAGTTGCAGGGAATCTAGCATCAGGTACAGTTCCAGATGTTAAGTTACTTGCACTTAAAGTAGTTAA